GACCTGCACATCCGCACCGTGTCCAACTACCGCGCCCAGATCGACCGCGACAACGGGCAGATGGAACTGCCCTTTGACAGCTGAGCCGCGACCTGCAACCTTGCAGGGCAGCGCCACGCCGGCCCATCACCCCTCCCCCTGAATACTTTCGAGACTGAATTGCCGGGCCGCCGCATGCCAGTGTGGGGTTGCAAAACCCGGAGGCGCGCATGCAGCTCAAGAATGGCCGGGTCGAGAGCGTTTCCTTTACGGAGGCGCGCTGGGCCGGAGGGCAGATCACCCCCACCGTCGTGGTGCTTCACGACACCGCCAGCCGACTGACGCCGGGCGCGGCGGCCAGTTACCTGGCCGACAATGCGCGCAAGGTGTCGGTGCACTTCGTGGTGGAGCGCGACGGCACGATCACCCAGCAGGTGCCCGTGGGCGTGCGCGCCAACCACGCAGGGCGCTCGCACTACCATGGGCGCGATCACGTCAACGCCTTTTCGGTGGGCATCGAGATCGTCAATCCCGGTCGCATGGAGGCCGCGCCCGGCGGCCTTGCGCGCGCCTGGTATGGCGAAGAGTTCGACATCGACACCTACCGCATCCAGGAGCTGCGCACCGAGGCGCATGGTCACGGGTTCTGGATGGCCTACCCCGAAGAGCAGATCGAGGCCGTCCTGCGGCTGCTGGAGGCGCTCTTCGACGGCTGCGACACGCTCGAGGATATCGTCACCCACTGGTACGTCTCGCCCGGCCGCAAGGTCGACACCAACCCGCTGTTTCCCCTGTCCCATGTCCGCGCCCGCATTCTCGGCCGCGAGGAGCCCGCCGAGTGGCAGGCCGACGCCGCCGCCGACGACATCGACAGCGACGAGCTGATGCAGGTCGACACCCGCGGCGACCCGCTCAACATGCGCCGCTGGCCGAGCTTCAACCCCAATATCATCGACCGCATCCCCGACGGCACCCTGGTGCCGGTGATCAAGGCGGGCAGCTTCTCCGGGCGCCGCTGGGTGAAGGTGGCCTTCGGCGGCGCCGAGGGCTGGGTCGTGGAGAACTATCTCAAGGAGCCGCCGGAATGAGCGAGAATGCCCCCGAGCTCCCCGCCTGGCACGCGCGGAGCTTTTATGCCCAGGTCCTGCTGATCGTCACGGTGCTCGCCCAGGCGGCGGGCATCGACGTCGCCGGCTGGATCGAGCGCCTCGGCTTTACCGGCGAGCGCCAGCTGCTCGACTTCGCCGTAGCGGTCATGCCGGCGCTGTTCGGGCTCTGGGCCTGGCTGGAGCGCCGGGCGCCGCGTTTCCGGCTGGTGTTCCGGAGGGTGCTGGCATGAGCGGGATCGTTGAAATCCTCATCGGCATTGCCGCCGCGGTGGGGGCGCTCCTTGCGTTGCTGGCCCGGTCGCGCCGGAAGGGGCGCCGCGAAACCGAGCGGGAGATCGAGGCGCAGGCGGCGGAGGATTACCAGGAGACACGCGAAAGGATTGACGATGCGACAAGCGGCACTGATGGCGCTGATGATGATCGCCGCTGGCTGCAGCGCTACGGAGCCGGCGGTGAGACCGAGCGGTGAGGCCATCTGTTCCGGACTGGACCCGCTGGCCCGCGCCCATGCGCGGGCGCTGGCGGTCTCCGACGACGAGGCGGCAATCGAGACGGGCGCCCGGCTCTTGCGCGGCCTCGATGCCGGATGCGGGGGCGCGACATGACGGCGGACGTGATCGATATCGGCCTCAAGTTTGCGAGTTTCGTGCTGTCGATCGCGGCCATCGTGTTCGCCTGGGCGCGCACGCGCCGCAAGGATGTCGACGGCCGGCTGCACGAGGGCTCGAAGCGCATGGACAGCCAGGAGGCGCGGATCGCCCGCCTCGAGCAGACCGTCCATGACATGCCGGGCCGCGACGAGACGCACCGGCTGGAGCTCAGGCTCACGGAGATGGCCGGGTCGATGAACGCCATGTCGGCGTCGATGAGCGGACAGAATGAAATCCTCGCCCGGCTCGAGCGGGTCGTGACGCGGCACGAGGATCACCTTCTCGAAGGGGGCAGAAACAAATGAGCAGTTATTCAGAAACACTGCGGCGTCATCGCCGCCTCGCCATTTTGCGACACCTGGAGCAATGCGCGGAGTACACCTCGAACGCGGCAATCCTGACGGATGTCCTGGCCGGCCTCGGCGTCACCTCGACCCGGAGCCAGGTGATCACCGAACTCGCCTGGCTGCGCGAGAACGGCTTCGTCGATTACGACGATCGCGCCGATTTCGTGGTGGTCACCGCGACCGGCGACGGCGTGGAGATCGCGCGCGGCGCGTCGAGCCATCCCGACATCCAGCGCCCTCGCCCTCGCCCGAGGAGCTGATCCATGCCGCAACCCCGCAAGATCGACCTGCTGCCACCGGAGCTGCGCGGGTGGCTCCAGGAGGAGCTGCGCGCACGGGGGTTCGCCGGCTACGAGGAGCTGGCCGAGGCGTTGAACTTCCGCCTCGAGGAGGCCGGGCTCGAGTTGCGCGTCGGCAAGTCCGCGCTGCACGCCTACGGCCAGGAGTTCCGCGACTACGCGCGGATGCAGGATCAGGCGCAGGAGGAAATCCGCACCTTCCTCGAAGAGGCGAGCCTCAAGGAAGAGGTCGACGTGACCTCGGCGCTGTTCCAGCAGCTGACCACGATCCAGTGGCGGTTGCAGATGATGATGGCCGACCCGGACGCGATGCCCGACCCGCGCGGCATGAAGGACCTGACCACGGCGCTCAACAACCTGATCCGCTCCACCTCGCTGCGCGACGGTATCCTGAAGGCCGAGCGTGACGCGCAGTCGGCGCGGCTCGACGAGGCGGTGGCTGACGGCGCGATCGACGAGGCGGCCGCGGCAAAGGCGCGCGAAATCATGGGCTTCGGCTGACAGGAGACATATCATGCTGGACTGGGTTTTGCATATCATCGCAGCGGGGGTGCTGGCCTTGCTGCCGGCGGCGGGGTTTTTGATCGCGGGCATTTGCGTGGCTGACCGAGCCGGGGTGTTCTGGCGGTACATCCACCTGCTGATTGGTGCCGCGGCCGGCGTCTGGCTCCTGGTGGCCGCTCTGCTGGTCGGGGTGGCGTGATGAAGCCGGCAATCGATCTTGCCTATGGCGCGGTCGTCCTGGTCGGCGATCACAACTGGCGGCGCGGGCCGTTCTGGCCCGCCGCGCTCGCCTTCCTGTTCGGCCGGCGCCAGCGCTTTGAGCATCTCGGCATGCGCTGCCTGGTCGCATGGCACAAGGACAAGCCCTACCTGATCTCAATCCGCGAGGCCGCCTGATGGCCCGGCCCGTCATCACCTTCCTGCCCTACCAGAAGGCGTGGATATCGGATGCCGCGCGCTTCAAGATCGGCATGTTCACCCGGCGCGGCGGCAAGACCTTCGGCTCCTGCGGCGAGATCGTGGACGATTGCATCCAGGCGGAGATGCAGCGGCGCAAGGTGCGCTGGACCATCCTGTCACGCTCGGAGGCCACCGCGAAAGAGGCCCTTGAAGACGCCTTGAAGCCGATCACAAAAGGGTATTACGCGGCCTATAACGAGCTCGCCCGGCAGGGCACGCCGGAGTTCGGAGAGGGCGAGTTCTACGCCCCGGAGCTCGACGCCCGCTACAAGACGCACGAGGTCCGTTTCCCGGGCGGCAGCCGTGTCACCGCGCTCTCGGCCAGCCCCGACGCGGCCCGCGGCTTCGGCGGCAACCTGCTGCTCGACGAGTTCGCCTTCCACCAGGACAACCGTCGCATCTGGGCCTCGGCCTTTCCGGTCGCCGCGCGCGGCGGGCACAAGATCAGGGTCATCTCCACGCCCAACGGCAAGGGCAACAAGTTCTACGAGCTGATGACGGCCGAGGACAACACCTGGTCGAAGCACACGGTCGACATCTACCAGGCCGTGGCGGACGGGCTCGACGTCGATATCGACGAGCTGCGCGCGGGCATCGCGGACGAGGACGCCTGGGCGCAGGAGTTCGAGCTCAAGTGGATGGACGAGGCGACGAGCTGGCTGGATTACGAGCTCATCTCGGGCTGCGAGAGCGAGGCGGCAGGCGAGCCGGGGCACTACCAGGGCGGGCCGTGTTTCGTGGGGGTCGATATCGCCGCGCGCAACGACCTCTTCGTGATCTGGGTGCTCGAGCAGGTCGGCGATGTCCTGTGGACCCGCGAGGTTATCGTCCGCCGCCGCGCGACCTTCGCCGAGCAGGATCACCTGCTGGCGGATGTCTTCGCGCGCTACCGTGTGGTGCGCTGCGCCATGGATCAGACCGGCATGGGCGAAAAGCCCGTCGAGGACGCCAAGCGAGCCCACGGCGAGAGCCGCGTCGACGGGGTGATGTTCACCTCGGCCGCGAAGCTCGACATGGCCACGGGGCTCAAGGACCGCATGCAGGACCGCAGGATCCGCATCCCCGCCGGCGACCCGCGTCTGCGCGCGGACCTGCACGCGATCAAGAGCCAGGTGGGCGCCACGGGCATCCGCCGTCTGGTGGCTGACGGCGAGACAGACGGCCACGCCGACCGCTTCTGGGCCGGGGCGCTGGCGGTGGCCGCGGCGCAGATCGACTACCAGCCCTTCGACTATCGCCCCGTCACCCGCGGGGCGCGGGATGCCGACCGGCCGGTGCGCGCCACGGCCGGCTTCGGCGCAGGCAGGGGGGTATGGTGATGGAGCGCGAAGCTGTCCAGCCTGTTCCGTCGGCTCCGAAGGACCCGCCACCACCAAAACCAAAGAGGTGAAAGGGGTTTCGATGACCCAAAGCAGAACACTCCTTGACCCCCACGGCCGTCCGGTGCGCCGGGCCGAGCTGACGAAGATGCAGGCGGAGCCCGGCCTGACCGGCGTGCGCCAGGCGTTCGGCCCCAGCGTGGCGCCGGGGCTCACGCCCCAGCGGCTGGCCGCGATCCTGCGCGCCTGCGACGACGGCAACACGCATGACTACCTGGTGCTGGCCGAGGAGATGGAGGAGCGCGACCCGCACTACGCCTCGGTCCTGGGCGTGCGCAAGCGCGCCGTCTCCGGGGTGGAGCCCGTCGTCGAGCCCGCCTCGGAAGACCCGCGGGACAAGAAGATCGCCGAGGATGTGCGCGAGACCATCGCGATGAGCGATGCCTTCCCCGACCTGATCGAGGATATGCTCGACGCCCTGGGCAAGGGGTTCGCCGCGATCGAGATCGACTGGAAGCGCGGCACGCAGCGCTGGACGCCGCGCGCCTATATCCACCGCGACCAGCGGTATTTCCGGTTCGACCGCGCCACGGGGCGCGAGCTGCGGCTGATCGACGAGGACGACCCGGCCGAGGGTATCCCGCTGGAGCCGTTCAAGTGGATCGAGCACCGCACCCGGCTGAAGTCCGGCCTGCCCGCGCGCGGGGGGCTCGCCCGGCTGGTGGCCTTCGGCTGGATGTGCAAGGCATACACCCTCAAGGACTGGGTGGCCTTCATCGAGACCTACGGCCTGCCGCTGCGCCTCGGCCGCTACGGCGGCGAGCACTCGGCGCAGGACATCGAGAAGCTGTTCTCGGCGGTCGCCAATATCGGCACCGACGCGGCGGCCGTCCTGCCACGGGGCATGGAGATCGAGTTCCAGGAAACCGGCTCGGTCAATGGCGACCGGATATTTGAGAGCCTCGCGCGCTATGTCGACGAGCAGACGTCCAAGGCGGTGCTGGGCCAGACCATGACGGCCGACAACGGCTCGTCGCGCGCCCAGGCGGAGGTGCACGACAACGTGCGCCACGACATCGCCTCGGCCGATGCCCGCGCCGTGGCCGGCACGCTCAACCGCGACCTGGTCAAGCCCTATGTCGACCTGAACTACGGCGTGCCCAAGCGCTACCCGCGCATCACCATCCCGATCGCCGAGCCCGAAGACACCGACATGATCATCCGCAACGTCACGCGGCTGGCCGTGGCGGGCGTGCGGTTCAACCAGTCCGAGGTGCGCCAGCGCCTGGGCTTTTCCGACCCCGAGCCCGGCGACGACGTGGTGGGCGGCCCGCCCGAGCCGAAGCGCTCGGCCACCGCGATGAACCGCGAGACGCCCGGCCCGGCGGACGCGCTCGACGAGCTCGAGGCCGAGATGCTAGAGGACTGGGAAGAGGTCATGGGCGAGACCCTCGACCCGATCGAGGAGATCATCGACGGCGCCGGCAGCTACGAGGAGGTCATGGAGCGGCTGGCCGGGCTCGACGGCCTGCCCGCAAGCCGCATCATCGACACCCTCGTGAAGGGCATGTTCAAGGCGCGCGCCCAGGGCGACGTGACCGATGAGTGATCGGCCGAGCTACAGCTTCCGCCCCGGCCCGCCGCCCGAGGCGTCCCGCTTTCTCGCCAACAAGGGCTGGCAGCCGGCCTTCTCCTGGCGCGACGTCGAGCCCGAGGAGCACGCAGTCTCGTTCACCGTGGCCAAGGCGATGCAGATGGACGTGCTCTCCGACATCCGCGGGGAAGTGCAGCGCGCGCTCGACGAGGGCGTGCCCTTCGAGGAGTTCCAGCGCACCCTGCGCCCGCGCCTCGAGCGGCTCGGCTGGTGGGGGCGGCGCGAGATGGTCGACCCCGCCACCGGCCTGACCGAGACCGTGCAGCTCGGATCGCCGCGCCGGCTGCGCACGATCTACCGCGCCAACCTGCGCGCGGCGCGTGCCGCCGGACAGTGGGACCGCATCGAGCGCACGAAGGAGGCGCGGCCCTACCTGGTCTATCGCCTGGGCCCCAGCGAGCGGCACCGGCCCGAGCATGCGGCCAAGGAGGGGCTCGTCCTGTCGGTGGACGATCCGTTCTGGGATCGCTGGATGCCGCCCAATGGCTGGGACTGCAAGTGCTGGGTGCGCCAGATCAGCCGCGAAGAGGGCGAGCGCCTGGGTGTCGATGACAGCCCCGAGGTGCCGGTGCGCCGGGTGGTCAATCGCCGCACCGGCGAGGTGCGCGACGTGCCCCGCGGCATCGATCCGGGCTGGGAGCGCAACCCCGGCGCCCAGCGGGTGCGCGCGGCGATCGACTTCCTGGACGGCCGCCTGCGCAGCGCGCCCCCGGAGGTGGCCCGCGTGGCCGAGCGCGATCTGCAATCGGGCTGGATGGCGGAGCGCGCGCGCCAGCATCCGGAGTGGCGCGACGACCTGCCGTTTCTGGACGCTCTGAGGCGGATTTTCGGGGGCGGGGCCGAGTGATGCGGCGACCGGGGCGCGCAACACCGCCGCAGCGCGCCGTTAAATACCCATTTAATACCCTTGCCGGGTTTTCCCGGAGCATCTACCCTCGCAAGGATAGCGGCGCTCCTCGGCGCGCTGAGCGGCTCTGACGCAACCGCCCCCGACGCGATCCCCCGCCCCTGAATTCCTTCAAGGCTGATACGCCCGCCTGCCTGCGCGAGTGTGGCCGCATGGCAAGGACGCGGTACACACAAATCCAGGCGGTGGCGCTGAACCTCGAAGGGGCTTCGGCCCCGGAGTGGATCCAACTTACACCCTCTGGCCCCGACATCCAGGGACGCGACGGCCGGCGCTGGACGTTGCCCAGCCCCGAGGAGGTCGTCGCGGCCTTTCAGCGACACGGGGCCGAGCTGCCCGTCGACATCGAGCACGCCACCCAGATCAAGGGCGCGAAGGGCGAGCCCGCCCCGGCCGTCGGCTGGATCTCCGACATGGAGGTGCGCGACGGCGCGCTCTGGGGGTGCGTGAGCTGGACCGACGAGGGTGAGGCGCTGCTGAGCTCGCGCGGGTATCGCTATATCAGCCCCGTCTTCGCCTTCACCAAGCCCGCGGGAGAGATCGTCAAGATGGTCTCGGCCGCACTCACCAACAGCCCGAACCTGCAGCTCGCCGCACTCAACAGTGCGCGCGAAGAAGAGGAGACGACGATGGACAAGGCTGTCCTCGAGGCCCTGGGCCTCAATTCCGACGCGACGGCCGCCGATGCGGTGGTCGCGATCAACACGCTCAAGGAGCGCGAGACGACCGCCCTGAACCGGGCGCAGTCGCCGGACCCGGAAAAGTTCGTGCCCAAGGACGACTACGACCTGGCCATGAACCGTGTCCGCGAGCTCGAGCAGGTGGAAGCCGAGCGGACCGAGGAGGCCATCAACGCCGCGGTCGACGCGGCGATCGAGGCCGGCAAGATCGCCCCCTCCAGCCGCGACTTCCACATCGCGGCCTGCAAGGTCGAGGACGGGCTGGAGCGCTTCGAGAAGATGATCGAGGCCGCGCCCGTGATCGCGCGCAACTCGGGCCTGGACGACAAGACGCCCGGCACCAGGACCGGAACACTCACCCAGGAAGAGATCGCCATCTGCCGCCAGCTGGGGATTGACCAGAAAACCTTCGCCGAGGCGAAGGCAAGCGAGGAGCAGTAACCGATGGCCATCATCACCGCATCGCTGCTTGAGGCCCTGCGCACGGGGTTCAAGAAGACCTTCGAGGACGCCTACGCCTCGATGAAGGCGACGACCTTCTACACCGACGTCTCGACGATCGTGCCGTCGACCACCGCCTCCGAGACCTACGGCTGGCTCGGGGACTTCCCGGACCTGCGCGAGTGGGTCGGCGATCGTGTCGTCAAGGACATGAAGGAGAGCGGCTACCAGATCGTCAACAAGGAGTGGGAAAGCACGGTCGGCGTGAAGCGCCCCCAGATCGAGGACGACAATCTCGGCATCTACACGCCGATGGTCCAGTCCATGGGGCATTCCGCGGCGCGCCACCCCGACATCCTGATTGCCGAGCTGATCAAGAACGGCAATGCAAACGTCTGTTACGACGGGCAGTACTTCTTCGACACCGACCACCCGGTCTACCCGAACCACGACAGCACGGGCACCGCGGCGACGGTCTCGAATTACGACGTTCCCGGCACCGACCCGGGCATCACGTGGTATCTGCTCGACACATCGCGCCCACTCAAGCCGTTCATCTTCCAGGAGCGCAAGCGGCCGGAGTTCGAGGCCAAGACCGACCCGCGCACCTCGGACGCGGTCTTCACCTCGAACCAGTTCCAGTACGGCGTCTATGCCCGCCACAACGTGGGCTACGGGTTCTGGCAGTGCGCCTATGCCTCGCGCCAGGTGCTGAACTCCGACAACCTCGACGCCGCGATGCAGGCGATGATGGAGTTCACCGCCGATGGCGGGCGCCCGCTGGGCATCATGCCCAACCTGCTGGTCGTGCCGCCGGCGCTGCGCTCGGCCGCGAACAAGACCGTCGAGGTGATGCTCGGCGACGGCGGGGCCTCGAACCCCAACTACAAGGCCGTCGAGGTCAGGGTCATCCCCTGGCTGGCCGGGTAAGGGGGGTAGCCGATGAGCATGTACCTGATCAGCTCCACCCGGCCGTCCGGCTTCTTTCGCTGCGGGACCTTCTTTCCGCGCGACGGGGTCCGGGTGGCCGGGGATGCCTTCACCGAGGCGCAGTGGGCGCGGCTGCACGCCGAGCCCGCCCTGAAAATCGCGCCGGCCCCGGAGGACACGCCGGGGGCGGACGCGGAGGCGCGCGCCGCGATCGAGGAGGCCATCACCGACCTCGACGCGAGTGCCTACCAGCAGGACGGAAAGCCGAAGGTCGCCGCGCTGCGTGACGTCCTTCCGGACGAGGTCCAGATCACCGCCGCGATCCGCGACGAGGTCTTCGAGGCCATGCAGGCCGAGGGCTTCGAGCCGCCGGAGGGAGCGTGATCATGGGGGCGCGTGTATCGGCCCCCGGCGTGACGGGGCACGTCTGGCGCTGCGGCGTCCGGCTCACCGACAAGGGCGCCGTGTTCGAGCGGGGCGCCTTTACCGCCCGCGAATGGGCGCGGCTGCGCGCCGACCCTGCGGTCAAGGTCGAGCCGCTGGACGAGGCGGCGCCCGAGGAGTTCCCCGAGGCCGATGAGGCGGTCCTCGTCGAGGACGATGCGCCCGGCCCGGTCGACGAGCTGGTGCGGGTGATCCCGACCCTGGAGCCCGGGGACTTCACCCAGGACGGCCAGCCGCGGATGCGGGCGCTGCGCTCGGCCCTGCCGGACATGGACGACGCGCTCATCACCGACGCGGCCCGCGACGAGGCGATGCGCCGGCTGGCGCAGAGCGGCTTCCGGCCGCCCGGCGAGGCGGGCTGACGGCCGAACGGCCGAAGGAATACCCGAGAGGGGGCGTCGCCGACCCCCGTACGTGAAAGGCGGGTCCCGGGCATGACCTTAAAAGGCCCGTTTTGAAGAGGTTTCACACATGGC